GCGCTTGGCTGTCTCATCCAGCTTGGAGAGCCTGCCATCCGTCCAGAAGATGAAGGGGGCACCCACGCTCTTGTGGATGTGGTCATGCACCTGGCTGGCCAGGTTATTGAGTTCGTCAATCTTACCAAACGAGCCAGCCATAGCGGGACTGCCATAACGCCCACCCACATCGATGTGCTTAATCCATACGGCGGGGACAAATCCGTAGGGGTTTTCCACAACTTTTCCACTGCCGTAGTCGTAGGGCTCTTCATCGCGGAAGTAGCGGAAGGCTTCGTGGTCCACTTCCTTGCGGTAGAGGTAACCACCCGTGTCATCTTGCGCTTGGTACTGCAAGACGTAGCGCTTGACGTTGCCTGCGTTATCACATTCGAGGTCGACCACGAAGCCAGGCCAGATGATATCGGCGGACACACACCCATGCTCAGTGTCATCCACCACTTCAATGAGCACATTGCCAAGCGCCGCACCATACCGAACCTGTACAGCTTTCCTGGCTTGCCAGTTGGAGGACTGCCAGAACTGGGCGATGGCGGCTCTCAGTTCTTGTGGTGTGTCTTCACTGAAGGGCACCGCCAGCGAAATGCCGTCAGGCAGTTTCTTACCATCCACCGAGAGAACGCCAGGGTACACCTGCCCAGCGTAGAAGTCCACTAGTCGGCGCGTTGGGTTGTAGATGAGGCGGATATTTCTGTACAGGTTATAATTCGACTTGTACGCCTGCCAGCCACCGGCGTAGATGTTCCAGTTCCAGGCGTTGGCAGCGCCCACGATGCGCTCGAACATGGAGCCGTTGTAGTACGACCAGAGCAGGTTGTACATGGCCTGCTGGTTGAGATACAACATCTGGTTGTGTGAGATCGAAGGATCTTCGAAAACTCGTCGAGCCGCGGTATACGCAGCTATGCCGGCTTGAAGCATCGTAGAAAATACTCCCATCGCTAATACCCTTGGTACCCACTGCCATCAGTATTGATGGTTTGGTGGATCCACATGGTGGATCCATCCCATTCAACAAGGATAAACTGCAATTTCACGAAGTCAGTGGTTTCTGGTGAGTCGGCAATGAGCGCCGTATAGATTTCTTGCCCGCTCTGCAAACTGCAAAAGCCCATGACAGCAAGCTCCCATTCTTTGCCAAAGCGCCTGACCAACTCTGCCTGAACCGCTTCAATATCCGTCTGTTGGTGCCATTGCTGTTTCGCAATAGCGTCAATCTCATTCAAGAAATCACTCATCCTCTCCTCCTATCCATCGCTAATAGCCTCGGTAGCGACGCAATGCCGCGAGCGTGTCTCGGTCGGTGTCGGTTATGCCTACGGACGTGCGTTCGAGATGCATACACACGTAGCGGGCCGCGTCCATCGAGTGGTCATTTCCTGGCGCCGGTACTTCTTTGAGCACCTGGCCATCCTGGCCTTTCGGCCAAACCAGTTCGTTAATCTCGCCCTCGAAGCACACCGGCTGATGCGCTTCGTCCCTGAGTTCGTCGCGGTCTCTGAGCGAGTACTCATAGATGTACATGCGCGTTCGTCCGTCACCCTTGACTTCCATACGGCTCTTCATCGTCTTGACGCCAAACTTGATGCTGTTATCCCCGCCAATGGTGGGAAGCCCCGCCTCATTGAACGCACGGATGTCGCCCGGTTCTGATGGGTCAGCCACCCACTGCTCTACGCCAAACTCACTGTCGAGCATCTGAGCCTGCGCGACCCACCAGTCAGTTGTACGCCTTGTGCGATAGATTTCTGCAAGCAGATACATACGCCAATCGCCATCGATGCCCCACACCTGCAAAACACCTGGGTTGGTGTACCCCCAGTCTATCCCACCAATGATATGTCGAATAACCTGCCGGTTGAGTGTCCCGTCGGTATAAAAGACCTCCCGAGCTTTCAGTTGCTCACGTGTGACGAGGTGAATAGACGGATTCCATTCGTTGTACACAAGGCCCTCAGCAGCAGCCCATATCCCCTTACGCATACGCAGATAGCGCACGCCAGTCAGTCCTTCAAGGACGCCAAAGATATAGGCGCGCCCTTCCTCTGTCCAACCTTGCGTTGTCGCATCGAAGAAACGTGGGTTATCCTCATGCACCGAACGGAGACGTGTCGTTATGCCCTGGTTCATACGCACATTGAGCCAGTGCGACGGAGGCCCTGGGTTCACGTCCATGATGAGCTGGTGATAGGGAAGCTTGCCATGCCTGAGACGTGAGCGTACAAACTCAACGTCTTCTACCGTGCATTCGGTGGCTTCATTCAAGAAAGCAATATCAAATTCCCAACTTCTCACCTTTTCCGGCTTATCGAGCCCTGAGACAGTCATCATGGATCCGTTCGGATACTCAAAAGCCGCAGGCTTGACCTTGTTGCCACCAAAGTAGCGCACACCCTCATGTTCGTCGAGCATGGATCGGTACGTTGCCATGGCAGAACCTGCAAGTGAGGTATTCGACTTACGGGCAACCAGGGCTTTTGCGTCAGGATAGAGACTGAGAAGCGTATGGATTTTATACAATGCCCCAAACGTCTTACCCGTTCCTGCTGGGCCGTCAAGGCACACCTCCATATCTCGGCACGAGCCAAGTGCAAGAGATGCGCCCCGTAATTCAGGCGCTTTGATTAAAAGTTCCATAGAAGCATCAATCATAACAACCTGCCTCCCTGAAAGAACTCATGAGGTAGCTTGTTATGTTTACTGAGATTGCAAGTAGCACAAGAGACAACAATATTGGAGATATCATTGCTCCCACCGCGTGAGAGGGGGATTACATGGTCAACGTGAAATGCATTCAATGCAACCTTTTCATGGCAATAATAGCAGCGTCCTTTTTGACGCTCATATTGCTCTTGAATTTGTTCATGAGTATATGACCCTTCAGCAGCACGAAGGGAAGCGCGTCGTCTCTGCCTATATGCTTGATATAAAGCACGGGTACGAGGGTGCTTCCAATATTCCTGGCTCCATTCTCGTTTGTGGATCTGGACATGAGGAAGGTTCAGGTATTCTTGTTGATAGGCTCTTCGTTCAGCTTTTTTCTCTGGACGACTGAGATACTCTTGTGCATATGCGCGACGGCGTACTTTCTGCTCAGGCTGGGCATAGAACGCATTCATTCTTGCCTTGGTTTCTGGACGTTGATAATATGCCCTCACTCGCTCTTTGGTTTCTGGACGATTGCGATACTCGTTCCGATAAGCACGCGTTCGCTCTTTGGTTTCTGAAAGGCGGTTATATGCACGTTGCTTCTCTTGCACTTCTGGACGATCATGATACTCATTCATGTAAGCAAGGAAACGTTCATGCCTCTCTGGCTTACTGCGATGCCTTTTCTGTTTTGCTCTTGTACACACTCGACAGCACGATGATAGACCATATTTGCCTTTTTTCTCAGGAGGAAAGTATTCGAGAGTAGCTGGATGCCACTGTTGCCCTTCTGGGCAATTCTTGCATTGTCTCAGTGGGGTATTGCCCTCGTGGGCATGGGGTGATACAGTATTCACGTTGCATCTCCAATCCAGATGTAACCGGCTAGGGGTATTTCCAGTACCGCCTAGCACAACAATATTCAGACCTCTATTATAGCATACATTGGCTTGTAAAGCAAGTTTATTCATTCTTTGGCCCTGTTAGATAGTTGGGCGGTAATTCTCTTATGACCACAATATTGTTCATCTGTGCAACCTCAACCGGCGTATCAAGTCCCATGAGTTTCCGTCTTGACTCCGAGATCGCAATCAGGCGATCTACGGCCCAAAGCGGATCATGCTTTCCCTTTTCCATCATGCGCTTATGACACACACTTTCCAAATAGTCGAGGCGCATGAGTTCGAGCTTGCGCAATGCCTCTGCATCCTCGACAGGAATAGCAACGAGCTCGCGCTTAATCGCACGAAACGCACCGCTTTTATCGGCATAGCCGCACTCCTCAGCAATCTCTTCCAGAGTACGGCCCTCTCTTCTGAGCTTGAGTGCCTTTTTTGCTCGCTCAGCAGTCTTGATTGCTTTCGATGTTGTCCCTTTGCGACTCATGAGCAATACCTAGGGCGTTGATTTTCCATGTTGACTCATGGCTCAAGCACCTCCCTATCGGCAAAAGCATCGTGGAACGCTTTGGGAACCTCGACGGCGGGCATAGGTGGCGCGTGCTGCTGCGAGAGGGTAACAGTTCCCGATGTAGTCCCCGCGGTGATGCGAACGGTGTAGTGACCTGTGGCGCAGAAAAAGGTCGAACTTTCGTACTTGTACACCAATTCCGCCCCACAAACGGGACAAT